GTCAGGTTTTGTTTGTAACAAGCCCACATGCTGAGAATCATTAGGCCAAGTAAGACCATCACCATCTTTGCTTAACCTCCATTGATTTGTTCCAGTCGAAGCAGCAATAAATCTTCCATTTTGAAATGAAATATAACCCGGAATAAAATCAATAGTCGCTGTTGTAAAAACAGACGTGACCCAGTTATAAATATAAATATTCTGAAGATCGCAAATCGCTATTTGATTGACATTATTTTCATCAATAAAGACATCACCGATGAATGTTGCAATCGTACCAACCGGCGTAACTGAAATATTATTTGAAACAGAATAGACGATGTTATCAATAACAATGATCATATGCTTAAATCGAGTGCTCGAATATATAGCACGACCTTGACCATCTTCAATAATTTCAGCGACTTTCTTATGTCCTGCATAGGGTACAAGAAAACCATCTGAGACAATCATATTATACGTTTCTTCAATACTGATTTTTGGATAACGACCGAATTTTGTAGAGCCTACAATATCAAGCGGATACTGAGTAAATGCTGGTGAGCGACCTTTCATTATAGAGGTCTCCAACCTTTCCCAAGATTGACGTCAGCCCATGTGAGTGCAGTATTGTTACCAAGGGATGATACTTTACCAATAGTTAGATCAGGAGGACTTACATCTGTCACTGCTGATTCAAGCTCTTCAAGCTCATTCATTGTTTGAGCTTGCATCGGAATACCATATTCAGAACATATACGTTGAGCTAAGCGATAACGTAAATAATCAATATAATATTCATCATAAATTAATTCTAAATCTTGATTGAGTGCAACATTTGCAAAACCAAATTTACCCCAAATTTTTATAGGATAATTCGTATTAGGTACAAAATAGAGAAAAATATTCGATCCATTTAAAGTACGTTCCGAATGCCAATTAAAAGGAAGTGATTGAATATTATCAACGCGGCCAGAACCAAAATACGGTTTTCTAGATTGAGCCATGGTTGAATAACGAACCGGGCCAATATTGAATGTCAATGTTTCAGCATTGACTAGATTAGGAACAAAATATTGTTCTTGTCCTAAGACAGCATTAAAATCGAATTCATTGTAATAAGGAATAACACGTGTATTAGCAGACTTTAACGATAACAGAGCATTTAGGAATACGAGGCCATCTTCAAGTTGCTGGCCACTGACCTGCTCTAATTCACGGCTTACTACTTGTGATAAGTAGTAAGCACGCGTAATTAACTCTGTTACCGTGTAAGCCATAGTGAGCCATCCTTACATCACCTTACAAATTCATGTCATAGCCCATCACTTTCACACCAGTTAAAGTGCCTGCACTAATTTTGTAGCTCACTTTAGGAACTGAAGAAACAGTTAATGGTTTAATCGAGAATGTGCCATCTTGAATTGCTGTAGTGATTGCGGTATTGACAAGATAATCACCAGTTGCACCAGCTGGCGTGAAATCTAAGATATCACCCGCTGCATTTGGATCCCATATATAATAAACAGTTACTTTTCCATAATTGCTGACAGGAACACCGGTTGAAAAATCCATCGCAGAATAAGTAGCTGAAGTACCAGAATCTGTCACAGTAACAGCAATCGGTGCATCCCACTCGAAAAAGCGATTGGTGCTATTGTTATTCGTTTCATAGAACTTCAAAAGAAATGCAGATCCATCTGTTTTTACAGATCCAATACATCTAATGGAATCATATCCAAAAGGAAGTGTAGGAGCTGTAGCACTTAAAGATGCAATAGTTGCAGTTGCATTTTTATTGCTGGAATCTGCAATGATAAAAATGTAGTACCAAGTAGTTGCTGCAATTGTACCGACATCAATACCATTAGCACCTTTAACAGAAAAATTCAGTGTAGTCGCAGCATTCGCTGTACCGGTGCCTTCATTAAGATAATCACCTAGTATCATGTCAACCAAATTATTAGAATCACGCGCTTGACCTGCAGCAATATCAAGTTTTGTGTGAGGGGTTGTACCATTATTGCTAATGATAAGCCCATTAATATAAAGTGAAGCTCCATTTACGATCGGATCTAGCTGGCTCATAGTATTCATCCTTTAAAATATGTTAATCAAATAAGGGCGGCGATTAAGGTCACTCCTTAATCGCCGTGAGGGGCCCTATTAACTCAGTGGGAACGCCATACGCATGGAATATTCAGGTACAAGTACTGAACCCCATGTACAATCGTGAATCATACCCATTTGGTTCTGACCGAAGAGTGAACCGTATGTCATACGTAAAGACACACCAGTATCAGAATCATATTCAGCAGAAGTTGGGAATGGATATTGATCAGGTAGTCTTGGCATAGCCATGTACAATGCATTGCCACCCACGACCAATCCACATCTGTGGGAAGGTAAAGGTGTTGCAGTCATACCAGCTACAATATTGCGGCTGATATTTTGATTACCGCCAGCAGTTGATTGAAGAGTAGGAGTAATATTAATAACAACAGTACCTGCAACAGTTGCAGCGTCAGCAGTTGCTCTGACTTGTACAGGTTGATTGGAAATAGTATGTCCGATGAAAGTTAAATAACGGATATTAGCTTGACCGGCTACACCATCGTTAAATTGAATTAAATCACCTGATTTAATTGCATTTGCATCAGTTCCACTGGTAGGTTCTGTAAATGTAATTTGGGTAATTGCTGCACCTGTTGGATCATTGGTGCTAACCACTGTCATCACATTATTAGGCGCTGCTGTATCACCAATTGTTCCAGCTGTATGAATAGGCAATAAGTTAGACTGATAATACATGACAGGAGGAGTCCCAAATTTTCCGACTTCCCAAGACATTGCAATTTCATTATTGCGATCTGGTGCAAATTGATTTAAACCAGAACCGACAATAGCTGGAACAATCGTATCAGGCAGATAGACTTTAATGCCTTCTTTAACTGCACCATAGTTTTTGAAATTTGCAATCATCTGTGCTAATTGCTGGAAAGAATTGATAGCCGTTGTTCCATTTCCGAAGAAACGATAAGGGCCTGATTCTGTATGCAATGCACCTGTTGGAACAGTTTGACCATTGACAACGGTATTCACTGGTACATGTGAATTTGCATTCAATGCTAAATTCGCTTCAGTATTTGCACCCATTTCAGCTGTTGCAGAACGACCGAATTGCTCCATATAGGATTCAGTGTCTTTTTCAACGTTAAAGATACGATCTTGAGCAGTAAACGCATAGGATGTGTTAGTTGCTTGATCGCAAGTCAGTGGTAATACGCGCTGAACTGCAGGTTGGAAACTTGCAACTAAACCTGCGGCAGTTGTAAAACGAGGAGGCAAGTCGAACGTCACTGTACTGCCTAAATTCGCGGTTATCTTATCGAAATCTTTAAACTTTGTATTAGCTGTGGAAATAAAACAATTGAGGTTTTCAAGCAATGCAAGTGCTGAGCGTTGGTACGTTTGCACCTGTTGCAAAATATTTGTCGGTAATGCCATGATACATTTCTCCAAAAATAAAAAATCCATTTTTTATCGGAGATAATGACTCAACTATTTGGGTGGCTAACCTCTAGCCCATGACTTACGCCGCAAATCCCGAACAGAGTTCGAGCCATTATCCGTTCCAACCGCAGAAGGTTTTACTTGGCTTAATGGCTCAGCTATATCGGGTGCTTTTGAAGAGTCCTGATTCGTTTTAATGGAATCAGTTAATTTCTTCATTTCATATTTGGCGAGATCGGGATTGACGTACGCAAGCGTCGTTAACGTGGCAACCTTACCGGGATTCCGTCCCAGTTCGTACATCACATCCCCTGCCATCCCTGACTCTGCGGCAAGTTGAACGACATGAGGTATGTTCTTCAAGTCACCCAAATTACCAACAGTCTCGTCAAAATCAGAATACTTACTCTTTGCTGTACCCATCTGATTTGCAAAGTTAGACAATACATTATGTACTGCTGCCATATGAGTTTGCTTTTGATGCTCGTCGGCAATCATTTGCCTAACGTGATCTTCCGTGACCTGCGGCATACCACCCATACTTTGCGCGACAGGCGTCGCTGCTTGTGGAGGTGTTGCAGCTTGAGCATCTCTTAAGCCTTTCGTATAAGCTTCATGCTTACTACGACCGACTAACTCATTTACTTCACTTTGCTTTAATAGTTTCTCAGAGGACGCATCCTGCGAACCTGAAGAACTTTCCGATGGAGCTGTATTCTGAACTTGCATCCCTTCAGCTAAATCCATTAGCTCATCCTTCCTTAGACTGTTGCCCGCGTCACGGTGTTGCCACGTTTTTTTCGCTGTGTGTCAGCGATCATTTTACCGGATGAATCCGTAACTTTAGACTAACAATAATAATCAAAATGTGTCAATACTACTCAGGCGTATTTATTTCACTTATATTTTCATCCACTGGGTTTACAAGTTCTTTTCTAAGTGGAACATTAGACATCATTGTCTGACACCAATGAACTGCTTCTTCGCACTTTGTAATGACCATAGAGCCGGGACGAGAAGGCTCAAAGAGATCTACGATATTTAATATTTCATTAATATGTAAAACGACATTTTGAATTTTTTCAAGATGCGCCATTTCCATTTCTTTTTTCTCTAACATGTACTACTCCTTAAGTTAAATTAAATCCTGCAATTGATCTGATCTTGAAGGATGTCTAAGCCTACGTAGTGCTTGAGACTCAATTCGTCTTATATTCTCACGACTACAACCAAATTCATCACTAATGTCTTGGTATGTATGCTCTTTACCATCATCTAAACCAAATCTAAGAGACAATATCTTTTTTTCTCGAATAGGTAAAGTCTCTAGTGCTTTTTTTAATAATTTATTTTTTTGATCTTCAAAAACATGATCTTCTAATAATAGAGGCTGATTATTTTGATCTATCATACATTTTACTTCAGCTTCATTCACTTTAAGACAATATTTATTATTTTTAATAGCCATCGACATTTGCGTATCTGTAAATAAATCTTCAGGAGAGCAACCTAAAACATCCGCTGTTTTTATGATATGAAATCTAAATTTTCCGTTAGACATGAGGGGTGATAACTTCATAGCAATTATTTCATTAATTCTTGATTGACTGATTTTATTTATCCTACAAAATTCACCAATCGTTTTATAACCTGCTCCTTCAATCCGTTCTATAAATAAATTATTTCTAATCTTAACATCCACTCTGTATTCATGATTTATAGACATACTGTCCTTTTGTATTATCTGATATAACGATTAATGAGGGTCTTTTCTTGAAATTATTTATTCTGCAGGCACAACAAATAGATTCTATCCATAAAGGCATACCGCGATGACAGGGGCAATGACAGCTTGTCGTAAACCCCAAGTCAATCGCGGTATTTCCGGTAAAGTCAGAACAATTCATTTATTCAAACCTTTAAGAGTTTTAGCAAAACGTGCACGTTGACCTTCTTTTCCTCCCTTCTTAGCAGCTGCATTAAGTTTAGCTTCAGGGATTTTTTTACCCATTGGCACACCTAGCTCTTTATGCAACGCGCCCGGCTTCTTGATTGCTTTCTGTATAAACTTCTTGTCTGCCATCTTCTTTCTCCTTTTGGTTAATTTTTTCCAAACACGCATTAATCGAGATTTCAAGCATGTCCGCAATTTGATGCAACGTATTTTTTTTAAAAATATCGGCATCCAATGCGATATGCGCCGCGCTTTTTTCTTTGTCTGTTTCTTCGTCATCCCAGAAATATAAAGCAATTGCATGATCCTTCCTTCCAAAAATGTATAAATAATCTACTTTACACTGAAGCATCTTTTCTGGCCTCTGTCATTTCATGCATTAATTTCTTTTCATCAAGCTCATGAGTTTTTTCACTCATGCCGTGAGAATGCGCCATATCTGCATGTTTGATCGCAAGATCAACTGCAGCACGCGTTTCCTCAGCTTGTGATCTTGATTCCGCTACTTGTTGTTCCGCTTTTGCATTATTCATCTCAGCAAGCACTTTCACAAAATCAATATCTACCTGTTGCTTATTAATTGCAACCTGTGCTGCTTTCAATTGATTTTCCTGAGCATCTTGCTGACCTTGCATCTGAATCTTCATTTGCTCATTTTTCGCTTTAAGTACCATCGGATCGTTTTGCATTTGCTGTTGCTGCATTTGTTGCTGTTGTTCTTGCTGTTTCTGCATTTCCTGCATAAATTCATCCGCTAGTTCTTTAAGCTGCTCAGAACCTTTGATTTCAAAATTATCGATAATAACTTTGAGACCTTTCGCATTAATGAATTGCTGGAAGATAGGTGAGACCTGCGTCATAGCGATAATTTGTTGCAAAGCACGTGATTTTTGCACTGCAAAATTGACACCGGCTTCTACTTTGACGGATAAGGCATTTTGATCATAATTAATATCAATACCACCTTGTTGATTAATCTTTTGATAATCACGAGAACCATCAGGTTTAATAATAGGAATGGTTCGTGCTGTCATATAATATTTTGGAATCAGATCAACTATTATGCGAGCTACTTGTGATAATGCTTGCAAGAAACCTACAACATAGGGCATCGCTGTTGCATTGCTTTGCGTTGCACCCTCAATGATTGCAGTCCCTGATAATTGATTATCATTGATACCGAGAGATGCGTCATACGATCCTAAAATGGATTGCGCCATTTGATCA